TAGTGCTCTCTGTGATAATGTGCAATCTCATATCCATTCACAATCGACATTACACCATGACCCTGATTTAAGTAATCATCATCCCAGGTGAATCCATTCTCTAGTAAGTTTGCCTCAACAAATCTACCAGCAGTTCTTGGTATATGTGCAAAAAATACTCTTCTGCCAGTTTCCTTGTGCCTAAAAGTTGGCATCAGATCATCCTACTAAATCCTTTCACTTTATCAAATCGAATTACATCTGCAAACTTATCATGAAGTGATTCTTTATGTGAGATGACAAAGATGTTTGCATCCTTGATTACGAACCGAATGATCTTTAAAAATTCTTCTGTTCCAAATCCATCAAGAGAACTATCGAATACTTCATCCATAATCAATAGATTAGTATTTACAGAGTTCTTCATCCTTGCCACCTCTCTCCAGGTAAACAAGAGTGCTAAATCAATTCTCATCTTCTCTCCCTCGCTGAAAGAAGAATAAGAAAAGTTTTCGTGAATTGGAGACTGGACGGTTTCGTTAAATTCCTCATCAAGTGTGAAGTTGATGTAGAAATCCATCATCTGAAGATAACGGTTGACTTGCTGATTTATCAGCGGTAAATACTTCTTAATGATTTTGGATTTAACTCCACCATCTTTTAGTAGACTATACGAAAAATCGTAGTAGTTAATAGTTTCCTTGCGTTGAGCAAGTTCGTCGTATGTAGTTTTTAGATTGTCTTTGAAGGTAGCTAACTTTTCATTCTCAGTATTTCTGTTTGCAAGATTATCGGTAATTTTTTGAATTTCCGATTCCAGATCTCTGACCTGTCGTTGACATCCAGCGATCTTAATATTGTTTTGAGAAATGCCATGCGTTAGTGTTGTAATCTCCTTGGATAGGATAGTAAATTGACGCTCTCGCTCTTCCTCGTTTTTAATTGCCTCCTCCAGTTCTTTATAACCGGACTGCAACTCTTTTGCTTTATTTTGAGCGTCACTAATCCTATTTATTCTAAAGGTCTCTTCAATGTCTTGATTACAGGTAGGGCAGACAGTATTTTCTGTGAAAAATTTATGCTCCTTAGTAATAGTCGATACCTTGTTGGAAATCTTACCTTTCAGATTACCTAGTGTGCGAAGTTTTTCTGTAGCTCCCACCACGTCTTCAAGGTCTTTATTTAATTTAAAAATATCTTCCTCAATATAAGCATTATCATTCATCAAAGTATTTTCTTCGGTGAGAAGTTGATTGATACGAGTTTCATTATTTTTAATATTTTCTTTTCCTCTATTTTCTAATTCTTCAATAAAATTCTTTTGCATCTGAACCTTATCATTCAAGGATTCCTTTTTAAGTTCCAATACTTTGAGTTCTTCTTTTATAGCACGTATCTTTTCTTTTATAACATTATTCATCGTAGAGAAAATGCGAATGTCTAAAAGATCTTCAATCACATCTCTACGATTAGATGCAGAAAGTTGCATGAAAGGAACGAACGTGCTACTACCAAGAATTACAATCTGAGTAAATGACTTATAATTCATCTTGAGAACATTCTGCTCAAACCACTTCTGTTGGTCATTTGTTGCTGCAGATTGATTCATTGGAGATCCATCTTTATGGATCTCAAAAATATTTGGTTTAATTCCTCTAATTACTTTCCAATTGGTTGTGCCGACAGTGAACTCAACTTCAACTCTACAATCTTTTTCATTGACCGAATTGATAAGTTGTGGTTTATTAATTTTACGAAAAGGTTTACCAAATAAAGAAAAGGTCAATGCATCTAGCAATGTACTTTTACCTGCACCATTAGTACCAATAATTAAATTGGTAGCGTGATTATTTAAATTAATTTCAGTATCTTGATTACCAGTTGAAAGAAAATTTTTCCAACGTACTTTCTCAAATAAAATCATGTTCAGTTTCAGGAGGAATTACAAGTTCATTTTCAGTGATCACTGTGTACTTATAGTCATGCAGTTCACAAGTTTTGAGCATTATTTCATCTTCAATTTCAATGACATGCATGTCAGGGCTACCATCTTCTTCCAACATCATAGCATATCTCATTGCATCATCCTCTCCCTCAAACAAATAAAGAATTTGTTCACCATCTTCATCATTTACAGAATATGCACCATCCGTTTCTTTGCCATGGATTGTCAGAATATACATTTCAAATTAACTCACATGCTTCTTGATAAGTCTTCCTCATAAAGTTTTGAAGTTTAGACTTATCAAGATTAATTTCAGCTTCTTGAATATATCTGTTTAGAATAGAGAGCGTGTCCTCTGATTCAAATGCTTCAAAATCTTCTGCTTCTTCTATAGTAAAGTTTTCTACAACTTTTAATTCAAAGACATTTGATTCATACAGTTTGTCAATAAACTTTTCAAATTTTTTGATATCAGATTTCTGTCTAACAATTACCTTTACAATCTTATTCTCATATTCTCTAGTATCAAAGGTTTGATAATTAGTATCTTCATAGTAGATATTATAAAATATTCTATATGGATTATCTACCGGAGTGTGTTCCGTAGTTTTTGTATCAAAGAGGTGGAATCCTCTCCGATCACCGACATCGTTCCAGAACATTTCGTATGGATTTCCCAAGTAGAAGATCCGTCCATCATCCGATCTAGTGTGGTAGTGCCCGCTGTAGACTTTGGTGAACTCTGAATATAAGTTGCTCTCATGACCATGATCCATGATGCATCCCCTATGAGCTCTAAATCCTTGGAGTTCAAGGTGCCCCATCGCGACTTTGCAAGTTGAATTTTTAATAATTTTGAAAGTTTTTTCTTCATTGTCTTGATTAATCCATGGAATCAAAAGTAAGGGTAGACCACCAATTTCAACTTCAGTTACTTCAGAATATACAGTAACATTATCATATTCACGAAGAAGCAAATCTACAGCATTTACTTCATTAGTATTCTTATAGTATGCTGTGTGATTTCCAACAATCGTATGCACATGGATACCCATGCTTTCTAATCGATCATAGTAATTATTCTTTGCCCATGCCAGTGCAGAAAAGTCAATACCTTTACGACTATCAAAAGTATCACCCATATCAATAATAGTGGTGATATTATTCTCTTCCAAATAAGGGAAGAAAATATCATTATAAAACTTTAGAAAGTAGTCGTGAAATAATTTAGAATTTTTACGACAACCAAAGTGTTGATCGGTAATGATAGCAACTTTCATCAACCACGCAGTTTGGAATGGACATTATCCTTAATTTGATTATAGTCGGAATAGTTCGATCCGTCAAGGGTATTGTTGTCGTCAAACACCTCACTGTAACCAGATCGTTCAATAATTTTATTCTTAATTTCTAGTTGACGTTTCTCTCTTTGGATCCTGCGGAGAAACGCATAATGAATAATCTGCGTAAAGTAAGCAAAAGGATTTTGGGATTTCTCAGGATTAAAATTATGTATGTACTGAACGCAATTTTCGATTCCATCAGAGATCATGTCCTCCTTGAACATGTAATTAACAAAGTTTGGTTTAAATGATAGATGATTAGCAATCTTTAAAAAACACTCCCCAATGTAACGAGGGATTGGTGGTTTCGTATCCCATCTTCTTGCTCTTTCTGATTTGTCTTGTTCAGAAAGGATCTGACCGAATTTCTTTCTGTAAGCAACTTCAACCTGAGTTCTATATTCAACTAAGGCTGCAAGGAACTCTTTGTTGTTGACGTAATGCTCTGACCTTTTTCTTCTTGTCATACCGGGTTGAATCATAAAGATAACTCATAATATGTATAGATTATATCATCTATTTAAACACTTGACAAGTTCTACAATACCATATAGACTAACTCTGTCGGGGTTGATAAGGAAGCTTTAGGTACTTTTAAATATCTTCTCTAAAATCTCTTTTACATCATTTACATTACCTAGACGACCCATTTTACGATCTAGTTTAGATTGGTTGCCTCCAGGAAGTTTATTAGATGATCTAACATAATCTTGATACATCATAATCATTTCTACATCGGACGATTCGGACATAGTAAGAACGTCATTCATATTTAAGATAAACATATCATCAGTTGTTGTTTTCAACCAAGGTTCTATTTTATATCCAACTATTCCTATTTTACTTTTAATTTCACCAACAATAATTGGATTAGAAATTAATAGCATTGTTCTATCATCTTCTTCAGATGCAGCTACTTTGGCAAAGATTTCTTCACCTGATTTTAATTTTAGTGTACAGTAGAAATCGTCTTCTATCATGTCTTTAGTTGAATAGTGATTATCTCATAGTTAAAATTTTCTTCATTATATGTCTTGATTCTTTCTATGAAATGATTAAGTGTGTAATTTCGTTTGGACTTGGTTGTACAATCATCTGCGATATCGTACAGAGTTGCTTTTACTTTGTTTTTTCCTTTTCTAAGAACTCGTCCAATACTTTGAAGATTGCGGATTCTGGACTTACTTGGAGAGGCAAAGATAACATTATGGAGGTTTTTAATGTTGATACCAGTAGAAAAAGTTCCATAGGACGCAACAATAACTGCATTAGATTCTTTCTCAGTTATTTCCCTTACTAATTCCCTCTCTTCTGCATCTACTCCTCCATGAATAAAAAATACCTTTCGGTCATCACTCTTGTTTTTATTTATCTCATCATAGAGTACGGCTCCATGTGCTTCGACTCTTGCATAAAGAACAAGCGTATTACCTTTAAGATCAAGTGTTAGATTGCGAATGAATCTATTACGTTTTTCGTGACCGATTAAATATTGTATCTCATCCTCATAAGTTTCAAATTTTTGTGGTGAATGTTTAAGCACAAGACATTGTATATCAAGTTGAGATAGATGTCCCTGTCTCATTAATTCATCAGTTCTTGTCACTTTGTATGATGGACCAAAAAGACCCTCTAACACCCACTTATGCGTCTGTGTGCCGTCTAGTGTGCCAGTAAAACCAAATCTATATTTTGCATGATGAAGCTTGGTCATGATATTAATCAATGACTTGGACTTGAATAAATGTGCTTCATCGCCTATAATACAACCATAGTCTTCAAAGAAAGATCGTTCTAGTTTATATACAGATTGCCAAGTTGTAATTGTCACTGGAGCATCATTACTCTTCTCCCTTCCAGAATAAATTTTGTGACAGTATGACTCAGCATCCCAACCATAATCAAGAAAATCCTTGTACATCTGCTCTACAAGAGATGTCGTTGGAACAACTAAAAGGATTTTTTCTCCTCGGTCTACGTAATATCTCACAAGAGAATAAATCATCAAAGATTTGCCTGAAGCAGTGGGGCTTATCAGTAACTTTCTGTTATGCTTTAGAGCACCGTATACTCCCTCAATTTGGTATTTGCGAGGAGTATGAGAGCAAATAGAGTGCATATAATCTTTGACACCTTCATATGAAATTTGTTCATTCTCTTCAAATGGTGTGCCGTAAAATTTATTATCTTCAAACTTATAAGTATATCCGTAATTCTTACAGAAAGATACAATCTTATCCAATAAACCAACATAGATCTGTTTAGATCTCATATCATAAAGGTGTATCTCTCCATTCCAATTCCTTCCACGATATTGAGGCATAAATTTTGCATTGGGAACCTCAAACTTAAAGTGATCTCTAAGTTCATATTCTATATGAGGTTCAGTATCAATCTTTAAAAATACTTCGTTGGATTTAGAAATAACAAGATTTGCTGTCGTGTCAATCACATAGACCCATTCATCTACGAATATTTATTACATATTTTCAAACTTATATTCTAATATCATTCTATACAAAGAGTCTCTCAGATACCACAAATGTTCCTGTTCAACTGGATGTCTTGAAGGAGATCCTTCCCACGTCTCAATTCTTTTCAACACACAGTGGTGTAGTAAATAAATATCATCTATTGTTAAATTGACTTGATAGTCAAATTCATTCTCTTCTGGTGGGAAAAATTCTTCTTCCATTAACCTAGTCCTGAATTGAACCTCATGAACTCTATTGCGTTTTTAATCTGATATGTTCTATTAGTTATTTGTTTCAGAATACTTTCAATGTATACTAACATCGTATCATAGTAGTCTATCTTTAAACATACTGTAGATAGTTTTTCATCAGCGTCAAGGTACTTCTGCATTGTATCCTTGTCGCGAATTTTTTTGGGAAATGGATTTTGTACATATACATCAGGGTCTGCTTTACCACTGAAGTATTCATACCTCTCATGTCTAATGTTTTTTCTTTGTTGTTCTGCTTTCTTTCTCATTAGAAAAATAGTATTATATAATTCAAAGTACTTCGCATGGAGAGATGGAATTCTTAAGGATTCTTCGTGTAAATTGTCTCTATCAATTTTTGAATCCTTTTCCCACATCTCTTGAAGTTTATCAAGATCGATCATAAAGTGTTGCCAGCCATATCTTGCATATCATAGATAGTATACTTGAAACTTACCTCCGCTGTAAAGTAATCGATATCTGTATCAGTTGCATCGAAAGAAATAGTTGATAAGGAATATGGAAATACATCTTTAAACATCACTTGGAATTTGGGAATGAGACTATTACTCAATATCTGTAGTGTAGCATCAGAATAGATGTTTTCACCACTTTGTCCAAATCTACTTTTAATTTTACCTTCTTCAGCAAAGTCTTTTAACTGACCTAATTTTTCTGGGTATCCAAGTCCTCTAATCCAGTTTTGAATTTCCATGTAATTAAAGAGATCTTCATCAACCAAAAATCTAAGATTTAAATCACCAAAGACAATCTTGTCTCCGGGGATATCGATATCTTTTAGGTAACTAGTTTGCTGTGCAATTCCAAGATCTAATGATGGGATATTAGCCTGGTTGCAGAAAAACGCAGCAGAAGGAGATCTCTTTAACGCAAACTTAAAACCAGTTGGCGATAAAAAATTTCTATTCTCAATTGGAGTTCCAGGTCTTTCTGCTGGTCTTTTTCTAGTTGCCATTACTCACTAACTACTGTTGAATTTGCAAAGTGCTTAGGTGCATATGTTACTCCATTTTTAGTAACAGTGGTTGCTTTTACAGCATCAGCATCGGATTGATTTGTATAAACTTTTCTATCAGCATAAGTCTCTGACCAGGTATTGTCACCTTTGTAATATACGTCACCAATCGTGGGATTCATGACACTATTTGTTTTGATATGAAAGGGCATTTTTTTGTATATCTCTACATGATTATTTAGAAGCAAAAAAAAGACCTCCCTTGTGGGAGGTCTAAAAGGACAGTTGGGGCAAAACCTGCCCCACAATATCCTTGATCACATAAGGTTCTTGACCTTAACTCTTCTGTAGTAACGGTTGCTGTTGACACGGAGGCGTCCCAGACCCTGATCGGTTCCTTCTGCGAAGGGGTTAGCGGTAAGACCATAACGGGTCTTAAAGCCGATTTTGGGTTGGAAGGTATCCTGACCAACTGCACGAACCATCTGAAGAGGAACGTATGGGCAGTAGAACAGACCTGCATCATAAGGGGAAGAACCCTTATAACCAACAACGTAGTACTGAGCACCACCATCGGTGGCAGTGTTAGCACCAGAAGGACCGAGGTTTGCAGAATAAGGATCGATGTATACACGATACTTACCTTGCAGAACACCAGCGAAGGTGTTACCGGTGTCATCGACATTGAGGTTAGCATTCAGTGCTGGAGTATAATCCAGAACGCCTGCCATTGTCAATGCAGAAGCAACGTCTGCAGAACACATGACAATGTTGCCCTTCCCGCGACGAGTTCTTTGTGCGATTGCGTTCGCATCTCTCTCGATTTGGAACAGAAGACCCTTGAACTTCTCAACACTCCAACGTCCGTTAGAGTCGATGTCGAGGTCAAACTCACCAGCGGATGCAACGTTAGAAACAGCACCTTGCTCAGCGATCTTGTAGATCGTTCTGATAACTTCTCTGTTGATTTCAGCGAGGATCTCAGTAGAGAGGATGTTAGCAAGTTCTGCTTCAGCGTTCAGACCGTGGATTGCCTTAAGGTCTTGTGCCAGTTCCAAGGAGTACTCAGCTTTGAGTGCTCTGGACTTAGCGGTTACAGTGACTTTCTCAATCGAGAATGCCATCTGGTTGAAGGAATTACCGCTTTCGCCAAGCTTCTCAGCGTCATCGGTACGCATTCCCTGACCAACGTTGTATCCCGTAGAGGATGCTGTGCCAGTTGGGTTCAGAACGGATGGGTTGGTGCCAACCTGTGCGCCACTGGTGCCAAGACCAGCAGGCTTATCGGAGAAACCGTTAACCAGGTTGCCCTGAGAGTTCTGACCGGAGAATACGCTGTTTGCTTCGTTGTAGAATGCCTCATCGCCACCCTGTGAGGTGTAGCGGGAGCGCATTGCGAAGATGAGTCCAGTAGGACCGGACATTGGTTGTACGCCTGCGAGGTCATATGCGACCAGGTTAGGCATAGAACGTCTGATCAGGGAGATCAGAACGGGGTCGAAACCTGCGGTATTGGTGCCACCTGAAGAGGTGAATCCACCGTTACCTACGTTGTTTGCAGGTTGCTCAGCAAGCATACCACCTTCATCGAAGGCGGATTGCTCTCTAAGGAATTTTTCTTGGTTTTCCAGCAGGACTGCGGTTACAGCTCTTCTGTGAGGATCTTTGATGGAATCAAGTCCCTCATAATTGAGGAGAGGTGCCCACTTTTCCTGCAGATGTTCAGATTGAAACATTTGCTTTTAAAAGGGTAATTTTGCGTTTGATTTAATATTAAATTCAGTTTTTGTTACCAAATGTCGAACCCAAGGTTCTGACGTATGCAGACATGGCATCAGAGTAGGACTCAGATCCCGCATGGTCTACACCTTCAGAGAGGGTTTCAGTCTTGGCAGAGGAAGACTCTTTCTTGGAGGTAAAATATGACTCCTTGAGTGTTTCCAGTTTTTCACGATATTGATCTTCACTTTCAAACTCTACACTTTCGGAAAGTGAGGCGAGTTTCTCTTTCTGAGTCTGCGCGAGACCTTCAGAGACTTGATCTAACACACCACCAGCAACCGACTCTGAGAGACGACCGTTGAGGGAGATGTTCTTCTCAATTTGCTCGTTGAGTTTTGTCTCCATATCATCTAATTTTTCTACCATGCTCTCAAGCACATCATACTTATCTTCAGGGATTGATACATAATGTTCTTCAAAAAGACTCTTCATTCCTTCAAGGAATGATTCAGTCATATCGGCCTTAAGGCCATTTTCAACTGCGAGTGCGTTCTCTTCAAACCACTCGTCAGCAACATACTCAAGATAAGAATCAACACGCTCAGCGAGTGACTCTTTTGCTGCTTCGATTTCCTCAGCAAGCTTCTCTTCGTACTTTGCTTCCAGTTCTTCTTTAATACCAGCAACCTTGGCATTGATTGCTGCTTCAAAAATGGTTTTTGCCTTATTTTTGAAGTCTTCGGAGAGATCTTCACCACCGAGGAGTGCATTTACATCCTCTTCGATGTCGTACTCAGCAACAGTTTCAGTCTCTTCTTCTGCGACAACATCTTCAGTAGAAATTTCTTCCTCTTCGATGGTCTCTTCAGTAGAGAGATCTTCTTCTTCCTTTTTCATAGTAGGCATAGAATCTGCTGCTTTTGCACCTTTGTTTACAACGTCTCTTACTTGCTTGAGAGTTCCGCCAGGAGTCTTCAACTTATTTGAATCGTCATCTGGTCTAGAATTTTCTGGGGTAGGACCACCAAGATCTTCGTAAGAAGGAGCAACTGAAGTGTCCATAGGATCTCCAGCTTTAGCACCAGCATTTACAGCGGTCTTGGATTGAGGTGTCTTTACTTCCATTTCTTGTAATTTTTTGCCACGAGACATTTTAACTCTCCGTTTGTTTCCGTATTAAAACTATATTTATTTATAAAATTAAAGATTCGCTAAGAAATTATTAAACAAATCTAATTTCTGCTCATCCAATTGTTTTTGGTCAACCAGAGTGTTAATCTGCTTATAAGTTTTTTCAGCATACTTCTCACGAAGAATACCGCCATCCCAAATCCACTCTTTTCCTTCCATAATACCTTCAACAAAAGCATCAGGTGCAGAAGGATCAGCAACGATATCAGCAGCAGTTGCTAACATAAAGTCGTCACCAAC